TGTCCTCCATTTTTACGTCTGTCATTACTCTTCCCACCTTTATAAAGTTTTTTTTCTATGTAGGATAGTTGATCTTGATTTAGAATTGACAGTGCGGATAATGCCTTTTCATTGCTGTACCCATAATATTCTTTTACCAAGTCTAAGTTTTTATCCTTGTCTTTTTTCATCCACGGACTGTATCTTTTCCGTGATCTAAGAATATTTATAAAAAAGTCATACTGAATCTTGTTGTCGATGTGACTTCGCATATTCATCTCATTGACGAACAGCACGGTATCAGTAAATGGTGCCAAACATTTATTGACGATAAACGCCGGATATTTCTTTTCCCACATCTCGTCGTCACCGTCCATCAAGTTTTCTTTTGTTGAATTGATTGAATTCAAATAATCTTTTAGATCGTAACTCATAACATACCTTTTATAAACCAGTTGTATATTCCAACGATATCTACAATACCAAACAAAATATTATGAACGAACAATGGTCTGTCATTGATAATGTAAGATATCACACCCATGATTATGTGACCGGTGAGAAATAAAAAGAAGGCGTACCTACTGAACTCCAAGTTCAAAGAAAATAAGATGGCACCACCTAACATAAAGTAGGTGTATGACCATCTCCAATTTGAATTCAGTAAATCTTTTTCTTTCATTTGAATTTTACCTGACCCATGATCTCAGTTAAACAAGCAAGCATATTGATTTCTTGATCAGCAACAAACGCAGACTTGTATTGATAATCTGCAATGGCAAGAATCATATACGGCACCGTGTTTGGTTGTAACTGAACATACAACTCATCATAGATTTTACGATAGATTCTTGTTGGATCATTGTCAAGATTTTTCACTACCCACTTGCGAATACTACCGAAATCATTTTCTCTAAGAAAGGAAACGAGTTCTTTCATAGACTCGTCACTGATTACGGATAGTAAACCAGTATCAATTGAACCAGACGCAGAATATCTTTGCAACTCATTCAAAACTCTTCGCCAATCTGGAAAGAATTTCTCAATCAATTTTGCTACAACTTTTGGATCATTTGGTACGTTTTCTTCTTTCAAAATGTTTAGGACTCTTTTGAAAAATGTACCGGCGAGTTTTTGTTTATCTTCTTTTGATATACGAAACTCGATTGTAGAAAACCTGCTATGCAATGGTTCAATGATTCTGTTCTTGAAATTGCAAGTCAATATGAAACCGCAATTCTTATGGAACTCTTCAATGAAACCACGCATAGCAGGTTGTGTCGATTGTGGGTTTAGATAATCTGCTTCGTCAATGATGACAAACTTTCGATTGCCATCCATTGATACCGTTGAAGCAAAGTTTTTGATCTTGTGTCTAAGCGTGTCAATACCAGACTCTTCTGAACCATTGATCATCATATAGGTACAACCGATTTGATTGAGCATTGCTTTCGCAACGGTTGTTTTACCTATACCGGGACCACCTGATAACAGAAGGTTTGGTATTTGCTTGTCGTCAACAAACTTTTGAAAAGTAGATTTTATGTTGTCAGGTAAAATACAATCCTCTATTGTTTGCGGTCTGTGTCGTTCCACCCACAAAAAAGTTTCATTCACCTTACACCTCCAGTGCTATGAAGTAAACCAAATCTTTTGATTTGTGCGTAAACCTACTGATACCCTTTGTTGATAGTTCAACTGTATAGTCACCTGATAAAAGTTTTAGATTTTCAACTTTGAATGAAAAGGTTCCTTCACTCAAAGAAGTTTGACAATCTAAATCAACAGAATAAACATTTGAAGTGTCGTTCTTTCTGTCCGTCACTTGAAGTCTACAAGTGCTGTTAGAATCAACTGTCAAGACTAAATCTGGAACACCTAATACTGCCGCCGCTTTTTGTAGCGAACCGAAAGTATCTTGTGTCAAGTCAAAAGTCAGTTCAGCATCTGGCATCTTGATGTCTGTTTTTGGTGTAGTAATCATAGACGAATCAGAATACATATATCTCAAATTGTTCTGATTGTTTTTGATAACCACATCCAAGTCACCGAAAGAAAGTTCTGGATCTTCGAACAATGATAGCGCAGATAAGAATTCATTCAAATCATAAATCGCAAAGTCTTTGTCAAAAGATTCATTCACCTTTGTAGTTGCTACAATGTTTTTCATTGCTGACATTGTGGCAATACCATTACCAGTCTTTACCAAAAGATTCTGGTTTATGTTAGCGAAGTTTTTTAGAACTTCTCTTGTTTCATTACTAAGTTTCATCAATTTTTGTCCTCCAAATATATTTCATTATAAAATAGTAATACGCTATAATGCAGAATCTTATAAAGATCGTTTATGTTTCTGCCGTTCTTCTTTCCATACCTTTGTAAGTATTTCATTAAGTTACCAATACAAAAACCTCTACCGTGCTTTGCATCCATGATAACGTCGATTGCTTGTATTTCAGTTTTGGAATAATGTTGGTCGTATGTAGAATCAATATATTCTTTGAGTGACTTTAGTATTTTGTCTTCGTTGTGTTTGTATTCAATTTCTTTCATAATATAAAAACTTAGCACCCAGTGGGAATCGAACTCACTTCTCCGGATTACAAGTCCGGTGCATCACCAATTATGCTTTAGGTGCAAATATTGTCCCTTTTTTCAGAAGAAAGGGACTATAAAACTTCAAACCCGATTAACCAATATCAATTGATCTAGGTTTCTTGTGTTCTGGTATTTCATGCTTTAAGTGCACACTAAGAATACCATCTTTGTGATCCGCATTTTCAACAATCACTTCAGGATTGAGCGTGTATTGTTTTTGAAAATCACGGTATGCTATTTTCTTGTGGATATACGCCACATCGTCTTTCTTTTCTTTCTCACCACGAATAGTAAGAACATTATCTGCGACATCAACGGACAGTTCTTCTTTTGTGAAACCTGCCACAGCGATATCAATTCGATAATTTTCTTCATCAACTTTGATTATATCCGCTGGTGGATAATTAGGTTGACTTACTGATCTTGACCCTACGTTGTACAGGTTATTGAGTAGCGAATCGTAACCTACGAAAAAACTATCAAAGTAATCTGAAAGTCTTCCTAAATCGGAAATATATGTTGTTGTGTTTGTCATTTGTTTGCCTCCTTAGACAGCAATTTAATTTTTAGAACCCTTACGGCGTTCATCATTATTTATAGTATAACCTATAATCACAAAAAAGTAAATCACTTTTTTTAGACTTTGAATAAAAAAATCGAACCTTTCTATTTGAAGAATTGTATGAAATTGAATCTTGTAATTCAGTTATTGTTTGATGAACTACTGGATACCTTTTTGTGATTGAATTATATTTTGATTTGTAATCCATTATTCATCATCGTCAAACAATTCTAACTGATCAAGTTCATCTTCTTCACGATCCCAATTCCAGTTCCAGTCTGATTGTTCAGTGACTGCTTTCATATCCAAAATATCTTCCAACGCCGCCATTACTTTTTCATCGTCAAACTCATAACCCATAACTTTCAGAACAACACAAAATTTTTCCATGAGTTGAACCCAGTTACAATCATGTTCGTCAATTTCTGTTTTGAAATTATTCAAACCTTCAGGTTCATAGAAATCTGTATTTTCCCACTTTATTCTAAGCATCATTTACCTCTGCATATTCATACCATTGTTGGCAAACAATTTTGCCATCTGTTTTAAATTCATTTTCAGAATAACCATTTGCAATTAACCAATCATGTATGAATTCATAATTATCCCACCATTCTTCATCTAATATTTTTGGAAAACCATACTGTTCTCCGTTTGGTGGTAATATCATTGTAACTACTTTTTTCATTTACGCCTTTTCTTTTGAAGTTCTGTTGGTTTTAATGATCTTTGAACATACGACCTTAAAACAAACTCATCAACTATTTCTTGGAACTTTTCATCCTTATCGTATATTTTTGTAAACTTATAAAATACTTGATTTCTTTGATCGTCTGATAACAAATCTTCACCTCTTCCCATGGCATTTATTCATGTATCTAACAACGCTTGTTTTGTTAATGACCATAAACTCTTTACCATTGATGCAATAAACACACGCACTCTCATTGCAAAAGTGCGGATTGAGTGAACCTGAATGCTCACCATAATTGATCGGTAAAGTTTTGAATAAAAAGGTTACTGTACCAACCAGTAACCCAAATAATACTGCAATTATAAAATATAGTCTAAATTCAATTCTTTCTATTTCATCACGAAAAAACATCAATTACAATACCATATTAACTTC